GCTAATTTAGGACTGTTTGCTTTAAATAGTGTACCAGTTTTACCTGCATTGATTGCTCTTTCTGCTAGCTTACTACCTAATTTAAAACCAAAACCACCTGGTATACCAATATTAACCAATAGTTCTGTAATTTTTCCAGCAGCTGTTGCTTCTGCTCTTTCATCAAATGTTGTAAGGTCATCAAAAAATTGTTCTACTTCTGCAGCTTTATTGGTCCCTGCGCCCAGGTCAATGAGCGTTGCGCCCAATGAAAATAAACCTTTAGGTATTGCGATGGCACCTGAAACAATTCCTGAGAGGACCGACTCAATCGTGCCTACTCGATTAAACTCTTCAGCCATGATTCCTCCTAACTAAAAAAGCCTTCTTTATCAGCCTTCGCTTGAATGACAACTCTGCTTACAACTCTTCCATTTTGAATAACAACGGCTTCTCCGCCTACGTTGTAAACACCATCTCCTTTAAAGTTTTCTTTGTCTGCTATAAATTCACTTATAGTATCATATTTCTTTTTATCAATTTTACCTTTGTAATCTAAACCTTCACCAAACAATCCATCTCTTGTTGCTTGATTAGTTGCATCTCTTACTTTACCTAAATCAGTGCCTGCTTTAGAAGCAGTAAAGTATTCACCTAACGAAGTAGGTAGGTTTCTAGCTTTACGTTGTGCAAGTTCTCGGCTAAGACCGCCCCCTTCTTTAGACATGTAGTATTCAGTAAGTTTTTGTACTTGCGGTCTAGTATCTTTACTCTTCTCAATTTGTTCTAATTTTAATTGTTGTTGAACATCCATTAGTTCTGCTGCTTCTCTTAATTTTTCTGGTTTGTCATATGACTGACTTGTTTCTGCTATAACATCAGAAACTAAATTGTCTGCACCCAAACCTGTTCTAGATATTCTTTGACCTGCTTTAATCATTGCATCATATAATGCATTTTTCTGAGCTCGTTTGTAACCTAATGAGTCTAGTATTTTATTAACTCTTTCTTTTTTAGTTTCAGTTACAACTGGAGGATCAGTTTTTAAAGATACATCCGGTTTAATTTTTCTATCATCTCTATTAGCATCTTGAATTGTTGTGCCCGTTACTACAGGGTCATCTCTCTTTTCAAATTTTGCTTTAGCTTTTAAATATCCTTCTGATACGCCTGGCTCCCCTAAACCTTTTATAAATTCTTTAGTGGTTGTATCTATACCTGGTTCATACCCCACATAATCTTTTGCTGGTTTCATAACTATTTTACCACCAACTCTTTCTGTAGTATCAAAATCACTACTTAATCCTGAAATGTCACCAAAAGCATCCTCAGTAGTTGAAAAAATACTTTTTGCAGGAGCTGTAACTTTTTTAGGAACAAGACTAACTTCACTAGCCATAACATTGGGTGCGAATATATTCTGAAAAGCCGCTGCAGCGTTTTCTTGATTTTGTAATAACTTATTAACTGCCATTGCGTTAGGATCTCCTGGTATTTGAAAATTTGGTGCTACAAAACCAGCAGCGTTATATTTTCTTCTCGGCTCTTTAATACCGTCCATGATCCCTTCTTTAATAGGGCCACCCATTCTAAACATTGGTCTATTTAAAACTTTCATTATCTATCTCCTGGGAATCCAAATATTTTACCGTACAACCCACCCACTCCTAGAGCTGTACCAATCGCTTGTGATAATGGGCTAACTGGTTGTGGTTGTGCAAATTGTTGTGCTTGTACCCCACCAGATAAACCTGTTAAACCTGAGCCATATGCAGATAATCTTCCATATGGTTCGTAAGCCATTGTTCTTGCAGCATCTGCGTCTGCTTGTAATTGTGCTTGTGTTAGACCTTGTCGTAAAGAACCAAGTTGTCCTAACGCTCCAACGTCTGCACCAATACCAGCTCTTTGGAAATTAGATAATCCCATTTGTGCTGCGCCTAAACCTGACTGAGCACCTGCAATGCCTAGTTGTTGTTGAGCTAACGCTTGTTGATTAGCAAAAGCTTGTTGTGCAGCTGCTTGTGCTTGACCAAAACCAGATTGTAATAATTGAGCTTGAAGAGCTGCTCTATCTGCTAATCTGTCTGATTGAAACTGACCTAATTGTGCACCTTCTCTACCACCACCAAAGTTACCAGACATGACTGCCGCATCTCTAATGGCCTGTTCGCCTGCAAATCCTTGTTTATCAAACTCTGCTAATGTCGTATCAATAACTTGTTGTTGATACGGAGACATAAAAGGTTGATATGCTTGAGGGCCAGTTAAACCTTGAGCTGCTGTTGTAAAACCCCCTAGTCCTCCGATAGTTGTTGCAGCGTCAGCTTGTGCAGCTTGTGCTGCAGATAAAAATGGTTTGTAAGCACCAACACCTTGTTGTGCTATACCTATTGCTTGTGTCTGTAATGGATCTTCGCCAGCAACAAATTGTCTGCCAGTAAATTTTGCTGTATCTATTGGTACACTATATGCCGCTTTTGCCTGCGCGGCAAAATCTTTTGCGTAGTCTTGTAAAAAATCTGGTGTTGCCATTATGCTATCCTCGTTTCTAATTGTTTCATATTATCATACATAGCTTGTGCTCCTTGTGATTCTTCAGAAACCTTACCGCCAGCTTCTAAATGTTTCATCATTTTGTCCATAACTTTAGCACCTTTGTCTATGTCTCCATCACCAGCGTTTCTAACAGCGTCAGCGGTGAAAACAAATTCGTTTACACTTAATCTAGCAGGTACATCATCTGCTTTTTCTTTTTTACCGATCTCAACAAATCCACCGGTTCTATAATCTTTTTCTAAACCACCTAGGTCCATAAGTCCACCTTCTTTTCTACCTACTCTTACAGGCACTTTTGGATCACTTAATTTAATATCTTTTACAGGAATACCACCAGTTCTATAATCAGATTTATTATACCCTATAGGAGTTGTATATCCTTTAACTTGCGACTTTGGAACAGGTCCACCCATAGCCATTTGCATAATACCTTCTTCTGGTGTTTCTACTACCTCTGCTTCAGTGGTCATTATCTCTTCATCTTCTGGTCCTTGTTCCCCGGCCATTTGTTGCATAACTAACATTTTAAATTCTGGATAAGATAAGTCACCTCCTTGTGCCTTATATTTTTTATACTCTTCTTGTAAAAACATTTCTGCTTCTGGTGGTAATTGCATTGCATCACCTTCTACCATGTTACCATTTGCATAACCTATTCTACCGCCTTCGGCTGCCATCTGTGGTGGTAAGAAATAACCAGCTTGAGCTGCTTCTGGTCTTGGTAAAAATGTTAGACTTGGATCTCTGTTTCTTGACATTATAAACGCTGTATATGGATCAATGTAACTTGTATCAACTTCCTCTTCTTCTATTTCTTCATAAGGACCCATGCCAAATGCTTTTTGAATAAATGGTGTTGCAACTGCCGCTGCACCTAAACCTGTAAATATCTTTTGACCAGTGGTCATACCACCAAGAAGTTTTGGAAAAAATCCTTTTGTTACATTAGGGCCTACTTGACTAGGGTTTGCAAATAAAGATGGAAGAGTGGCACCTATTCCATATCTTCCTAATAATCCTTTTGCAGCACCTCCAAATGAGGCTCTACCAAATAACCCACCAATACCAGTTCCAGGTATACCAAAGCCAACAGCTCCTAATAAAGCCGCCTTACCTAATGGACTCTTAACTATCTTCTTGACGCCACGGACAGCTTTCTTTACAAGTTTACCTAAAAAATAACCTTGTCTAGGTTCTTGTAATGTCATGATTCCGCCTTCGGCCTGTAGTTGTCTGGGTTCTTGCATTCTAGATATTGCCATATTTTTACCTTAATTTATGGTTTTACTTTGTTTTACTTAGTAAATCAAGTGGTGGCATTATTACTTTAACGTCCTGAGCCATCTCCTCTGGCTTATAACCCTTGGCTATCCACTCTGATTTTTCCTTAAAAACCTCACCTGTTTTCTTATGTCGATAGGTTTCCTCTACTGTTGCATTCTTTATTTCCATTAGTCTATTTTCTCCTTTAATATATTTAAGTAACTTACGCCAAAATCAAATGACCCAGTGTTACTTGACTGGATTGTAAGAGTTGTACCACCCTCAACTATTAACGGTTGAGTCAATAATTCTTTTGTAGTATCAGCAGTTAAAGCAGCTGATTTTATGGCTGTAATAGAGTTGTTTGTTACAGTAACTGTAGGTGTAGATGCTGAAGTTACTAATATTGATTTTATAATATAAGTTTCATTTACCTTTGGATTACCTGTTCCAAAAGGATTTAACGCGTTACCTGTAGTATCATTATCTTTACCCTCAAACTTGTATTGGTTTATTACCGCCATTATTCTAAAAAGAAACTTTTAGCCTCTATCTCCTGTTTAACTTCATCTTGAAAAGATGTATTTAATTTTGTTATTACAGAGTCCAGATCTCTAACTAAAGACTGTAAGTTAGATTGACTATACTCTCGTTCTGCTCTTGTTAATGATTCTACTATCTTAGCCATTATGAACTACCTTGATTTTTAGCATTTTCTATTAGTGCTTGAACTTTTTCTACATCTACTACCTCTTGAGTAGGCACTGTAGGATTATAGTTTATATTAAAACGATCAAAAGAATCTAAATTATCTATATTAGGTGTTGGGACATTAATTTGTGCATTAGGATCAAAATCTAAAGTACCTTGTGGAATTCCATATAAACCTAAACGATTAAACTGAGACATGTCTCTTGGTTGAGCACCAAAAATTCCTTTACCATAATCATACGCAGTTCCAATTGCTGAGCCTAGAATTGGTATGCCTGTTACTAAACTTCCTATACCTCCAAGAACTCTTCCTAAAATTCCTGGTTTAGCTTCTCCAACATCTTCCTCTTCAGAGTAATATTCTAATTGTCCTGTAACAGGATTTATTCTTGTTGTAATAGTACCCATCGGATTATTTCTTCTAAAAAGACGATCAAAAAAAGTGGGACTTGTGCCAACAGTGCCTCTATATCCACTTGGATTAAATAAACCTCTTCCTACAAATTTAGTTTTAGCTCCAACATATTTTAGTCCATCAGGAGTATTGACATATTCCGGCACTGCACCTTTTGCAATATTTCTAGATCGAACCGTATCTCCAGTAGGACTAGTTGCTGTGGTTCCAGTACCTGTCATCATTTTGTAATAAGCAGATTGTTTATAGTCTTCTGAAGATCTACCACCTTTTCCTTTATCTGGATCTCCCGCTCCTGCCCCAGAACTTGTTCCTGCTGACCCTGCAGAATATCCTCCAAGATCTCCTTGTAATGATATTATACCTTTTGGTCCTTTATTTGGTTTACCATCTTCAAGACCACCGTGCATATTAAGTGCAATTAAAACTTGTTTTTCTGGTTCTGTTATGTAAGCTAATTCTGTGTCAGGATGATCTGGTGATGATTTCCATCTTACAGGAACTTTGACTTCTTTTTGTTTACCTAAGTAATTAGGACCACCTCCCTGCATTGCAGGTTTTTTATCTTCATATTTAATTTTTTTATCTACAGACATTATCTTCTGCCTCCTGGATGTATATCTAACCTAAAAGTCCCTAATTTCCAATCTTCATTAGTTGTTGTATTTGCTACTTTTAATGCAATAGATCTAGCTCTTAACCTAGTATCTTTCTTGGTAGTGGTAGAGTCTATAGTAAAATCGGTTGTTGTTGGTGTGCTATTAGGAAAGTTTCTTGTAACAAAACTAACTTTTGTATTACCCGACTGTGAAATAAAGTCTGGTAAAAATCTACTTATTCTCATTATAAATTCTCCATCTCCTCTAAGGTCTGGTGTTCCAACCACTTGGTTAGAACCTTTTCTTTGTGTAATATCAAAATCACCAGAAGTAATTGTTGCAATAATAGCAGTTGTTACTCCACCAGCATTAATCTGATCTGTCCCTGTTTCCTGTTTATAGTATATAGTACAGCCATCAGTGTTGCCCGTAACATCATAAGAGTTGTTACTATCTGGGTCATATAATGTAGCGTGTGGTTTTTCAAATACTGCAGAGTCTTGCCATGCTGCTCTAGCTAATGTTCCAGTAGTCCATATAGGTCTTCTAGATGTAGAGTCTAAATAATTATAGGTAACCATTCTGTTTATTTGATTAGAGTTAGCTGTGCTGTAATACCAAGTTATTTCTCCAAATAAATTATTTAAGCCAGCGTTAATAAGATCTCTTGATACAACATTTATATCATCGTAGACAAAGTCTTCTACTAAACAAGGCAACGATTGTAATTGACCATCGTATGTAAAGAAACCATTCTCCGACATCCAGTACGCTTTACCATCAACTTCAATACATGCATTCTTTCCTAACAATCCACAGTTAGTTCCTACTTGTTCAAAAGCAAATGTAAACGGTTGTCCTACAAACTTCATTAAAAATATGGCTGTATCGGTCCAAACGTAGATGGCATCTCTACCTTTAATAGCTCCCATAATTTTAGAACCATCAGCTAGTCTTTGTGTTCCAGCGGTATTGTCTGCTCTTACGGTATATGCATTTGTACCATCAATATCTTCTTGAGATGAGAATCTAATAAACATATCATCTTGTGTGCTGCTAGAACCTATTGTTGTTTCTGTTCCAAAGAAAACTAAGTGACGATCCGGTGTAGATACTAATACATGACGTGATGCTGTTGGAGCATTAGCTAATAGAGTTGCTCTTGTAGATGTTGCTCCGGCTCCTGCCGCATCCCATTCAAAACACGCACCATTATATATAAGTGCAATTAATTTTGTACCATAATTATCTAATACCCATAAACCAGGGTCAATAGTAAAGTCTTGTGCTGAAGCATTACCCCACCCAACAAAGTCTGTTATGTTTGTAACCGTAGCTCCTGCTGAGTGAGTTGAGGCTGAAGTTCCGTTAATATTTCTTGCACCTCCACTCAATGTATTTGTTGTAGTATTATTGTTGGTGTAGCTAATATCTTCAGTTCCAATTCTAATTGATCCCGTTGCTGGAAAGGCTGCAGAACTAGTTAACACAATTGTGGTGTCAGACGTATTAGTTATATTAGCTGCTAAAGTTGTAGTAGCAGCTCCGATCGCTGTACCAGACCAAAGACCTGTACCCCAACCAAAACCTCCAAGTTGTTGTGCTGGACCCACCGTATAATATATCTTAACATCTGCAGATCCTGCTGCTGTTAAGGGTGTCCCTGATTCCTGAGACGCCATCGTAATAGTAAAGGATGATGTAGTTGGAACCGATGTTACCATAAACTTTTGATCTTCAAATGTTGCGTTTGAAAAAGTTGATCCTGTTAATCCAGTAACATTATCAAACAATACAATATCGTTATCATTTAATCCATGTGTGCTAGGGCAATTAACTGTGACCGTTGTAGATGATGAAGTGCTGGTAAAAGTACATCCTGATATTGTCGTTCGTATAGGGTGAATATCGTAAAAAATACCACCTGAATAAACGTATAAAATTCTATTAGTTCCTATTGCAGCGTATTTAATACCTGCGTTATCGTCCCAATGATGAATGGCTCTTCCAGCTCCTGTAAGCTTATCGTCACCTAATTGAGTCCAGCCCCCTATTTTTTCAGGAGTGCCGTATCTAAATCTAACATTGTCACCATCAAACCATTGCCCCTCGGCCCCGGTTTCTGTAACTTGTTTGTTAAATCCTGGTAAAAACCCTAGTTTCTGTAGCATATATAAAACCTATTTTTTATAGGTTATATCAGATTTATTAAGATTTCAACTTACTTCTTTAGAAACAAAGCTACGGTAAAACGCCATGCAGGAGCATTTATTGACTGTGGTTTTAAAGTATGTGGCTCTTCATCAAACATAATAATTCGGCCAGGCACGTATGGAGAAGTATATTGTATTTCTTTCATGTCTTGTTTATAAAAAATAGTCTCGCCACCCCAGTTTAATTGCCAATCAAGATTAACATAATATAGGACCGATATAGTCCCTTTTAGATGTGAGTGTATAAAATGAAGGTCATTTGGTTTTACAGCGTTTACACTACAATGACTAAAATCTTGTAGAGTATAGTTACTGTAGTTTTTTGATTGTTTTAAAACCTGGTCTATGTAAGGTGATAATTTACATCTCTTAAAATCTTCTATTGACCAACGAGAGTGTAGGGCATGTTGATTAGCAAGCTCTAAATCGTCCCTGTCACTCCAACCAGTGATATTAAAATTAGAGTTAATAACCATGCTATAAATATTATTGCGATCAGCAAAAGGCACTATATTATCAAATACTTCAATCATTAAATATTACTTTCATTTTTTAATAGATAGTATATATTATTTTATATAAAGAATACAATGACTAATTTTGAAAGACAAAGAGAAGAACTAGAGAGATGGGGAATAGGTTGCTTTGATGATGTCCCTAAAAACGTAACAGACTATTTAAGAAACAATATTAGTAAAGAAATACCTAAACAAGCAAGTTTAGCAGGTCATTTAAAAGATGAATATGGTTATAAAAATTGGCCTTTATATGTAGAAGAATATTTAATGAAGTGTGTATCTAAAAGAAATTTTTTGTTAGAATACGCTAAAACCATAAAAGCCCTAGACATAGATGTACCTTTTTATCTTGGAGACTTATGGGTAAATTTACAAAGAAAGCATGAGTTTAATCCTATTCACACACACTCAGGTGTATGGTCTTTTATTATACCTCTTCAAGTTCCTTATAAATTAGAAGACGAAGATAAAGTATTTCCTAGTCAAGGTAATAGAAAATCTTGCACATCGAAACTGTGTTTTGTAGTCAATAATAATATTGGACAAATTAATTCTATCGAAGTTGATATGGATCAAAGCTATGTCGACAAACTTTTAATTTTTCCTGCTAAATTAAACCACTTAGTTTATCCATTCTTTACAAGTGATGGAATTAGAATTACTGTATCTGGCAATATTTCTTTACGGGCTTCTGAACCTATAACAAAAGACTCAGAGGTTAAAGAGATTAAAACCTAAATTCTCATCTAATTTTTTCCAAAAATAAGGAATAAAAGGAAAATGAATTAAATTATATTCAGTGCTATTTAAATCTGATTTAATTACCTTAACTGTTTCGTTCCAAACAACATTATTTTTTAATCCGTTGTTGGTAATTTCTTTTGCATAATCCCAAAATTTAGACTGATAGATAGACCCACCATGATACACATAACATATGAAATTTTCATACGCTTTAGTTATTATGTTTAATTCATTATTAACTTCAAACTGTGACTTGTGACCATAGATGTAATCAAAAAAAGATCTATTAATATTATCATAAACAACACCTGATAAAGCCTCTATAGGTTCATAAAATATAGCTCGGTTACCATTCTTAATAACTCTGCCTGTTAAAAAATTTTTAGCTCTATAAGGTCTAAAATTAAATTCATTTAATTCTTCTTTATTTATTTTTTTATTTAATATTTTTTCTAAATCTAAAACTGCTTCTTCGTCTGATGTTATGTCTTTATTAAAAAGATAACCCCAGCCTTGTCGTGTAGATAAAGGGATGCCAAACATCCAGCCATTTTGATGAGCTAGATGATATGTAAAATTCCAATCACCTGGTTTATTTATAGGGTGAACTAAAGCTTTATTTAAAGGCAACACATCACACAAATGATAGTCTTCGTAAGACTCTGGCCATCCCCTACAATCAATCGCATAATCAAATCTATGGTTATTTATATTAACACTATCAATCCTTTCAATTAAACTAACAACATTCTCTTCTACAATATTAAATCTATCTCCATATATCTTTTTACATTCATCAAAAACAAACGACTGTAATTTAAAATTATTAAAATGAAGTGCGTATTGATTAGGAATTATTTGACTATGAAAAGATTTATCTCGCCAGTTTTTATAGTAAACAGAATATTTTAATGTGCAGTCTAATTTATCCCCATGTAAACTAGGATTAAATTTTATAGATTCCCACAATAATTGTGGTAGTTGAATATTACTACTTTCACCAATACCTAATATTTTTTTGTTTGGATCATAAACACAAGTTACTTCTGCGTCCGTGTATCTTAGAAAATGGCACACAGACATGACCCCAACAGTGCCACTACCTACTACAGCTATCTTCATACATTTCTTGTTCTTGATGGTAAACCTAAATGAACTCGTCCGTCGTATATATTTTTATTACCTTGAGTGGCTACATTATTATAATGTAAAAAAACTTGTCCACAATTTTCTCCTTCAAACGCATTTCGCCAATGTTCAAAAATACATCCAGAATAGATTAACATGTCTCCTGGACTTAGGTCTATTTTAATTCCTTCGTTATTGCTTGAAGATGTAATATCTTTGTTATCTGGAACACCAACATTTTTATTAGGTTCTAAAAAAATAGGCCAGTTATCTCCACCTAAATTTAATGTTGTGGATATCTCACAACTAGGTCTATCTTTGTGTCTTTTTAAAACATCCCCTTTTTTATATATTCGTGCATAAGCATAAGTTGGAACTAATTCTAACCCTGTTTCTTTTTGCATTAAAGGTAGCAATTTTTCTAATAAAGTTTCCATAGCAACATCTCCGTAATGAGAGTATGTTTTAGGAATTTGTTCATCGTTCCAATGACCCCACTCTTCTACAAAAGGTGATATATATTTTTGTGCAAATAAAGTTGTTGCTACTCTTCTTTTTAATAAAAAATAACTATAAACAAAATCAGCTAGTTCTTTTGATATCGCAGGTTTAACTACACTATATTTTTTTTCTTTAAACATTATACAAAAGGTTGTCCTAAATGCCACATTACTAAAGAATTTCTTGTTCCTCTAGTGATTGGTTTGACACGGTGCCATAAAAAAGATGGAAACACTACCACGCTTCCTTTTTTCATAATTTCTGTACATGGATATATAATAGTCGGATCATCATTGTTTCTAAATTGAAACTCTAACTCACCACCGTCATATTCAGATGGATCAGTCAAAGAACATATAGTGCTTAGTTTTCTAATTTTGCCTACGTGGTTAGGGTTTTTGTGAGATGCATAAGGTTTGTCCCACGAATCACAATGCCAATCATAATGTTGATTTAACCTATAATTAGTATATTGAGCACACTCACTAAAATCCCACTCAAAGTTCCAGTTTGCATTTCTATTTGCTGCATGAACAAAAGGATGTATCTCGTCGTAAATCCATTTTTCACCTAACCATGTTATGTCTGAATTTCTTTTTTTATGTAAAGTTTTAAGACCTTCATCATCTAAAGGTTTATCTTGATTAGGAGTTCCACCAACAATAGCATGCTCCTCTCTGTTTTCTTGAGATGCAAATTTTTTAAGATGTTCTATAAAACTATTAGAAAGAACGCCTTCCCAGTACCAATACTTTATATCTAAAACCATAACTGTATATTAGACTATACAATTAGTAAGTATTTAAATCAAGGATAGACTTATGAAGGGAGAGTATTTCCTGTAGCTGACCAGCTATCGCTAGATGGGTCATAAGCAAATTCATTTTCATTATCATCATAACCTAACCATCTTTGATTATCTTCATCCCATTTGCTCATGTATGGTTTACCATCTCCGTATGTAGTGGTAGTGGGTACACCTATAGGTGATTGCCAATCGTTATTCTCATCTAATACCCACGATGGAAAAGGTTTATGTGAAATAAATATATCTTTAGCTGGATCATAGTGACCACCAACATCAGCGTATTGTTTTCTAAAATTATGATTATAAGAAGTCTGTTTCCAATAAGTATCCGGCCAATTACCGTTTTCATCTCTATGAAAAGGACCAATCATTTCGCATTCGGATGTAAGTTCTGCAGCTTTATTTTCTGCTCCGGTAGATAAATCTCCTCCAGCAGCATCAACAACTGCGTTGTCTATTACAACAACTCTCATAACTTCATTATTATCTGTTCTAATTTCTGCAAAATGTGCCATAAAAAATTATCTCCTATGTAGGCCAAGTGCCCTCATTTTCGTATTTAAGTACGTCTTGCATACTCCAAACACCAGAGGCTGAAACTAATGTTACTGCGTTTCTTTTGACTAAAACAACTCCGGACCCGCCGCCTCCGCCAGCTCCTGAAAATGCAGACCCGCCGCCTCCGCCGCCGCCTGTATTTGCCGTTCCCGCTTGTCCCGGTGTAGGTGAATCTGAAGGTGTTGTCCCACCATTTCCTCCACCATCTGTTCCCGTTCCAGCCGGTTTACCAGTTGATCCGTGGCCGCCGCCTCCGCCGCCGCCCGCTCGACTCGTGCTGTCTATTGGTGGTGAAGCTGCTCCTGGGCCGCCTGGTCTTCCGTTAGGTCCTGGAGGGCCGTTTCCGCCCGCTCCTGCTCCTCCGCCGCCAGCTCCCGTCGTCGACGGTCCAGGTGTAAAAGTTCCTGACCCATCGTTACCTTGTGGAGGTGTTCCTCCCGGTGCTGCTAATGGTGAAGCTGCTCCAAAAGTTGAAGCTGTTCCTATACCACCTGCTCCTCCACCGCCTCCGATTGTGACTGGCACAGCCGAAGCTGGAATTGGATGATTAGGTGTAAAAAGATAATTTCCGCCGCCACCGCCGCCTGTTGACATATTTGGTGTTCCACCTCTGCCTCCAGAGATAATTAAAACATCAGCTGTCATTGCTGGTTGCGCTGCTGCAGGTACTCCCGTTGCGGTATAAGTACCATTACTTGTGAACGTTTCAACACTCGCTGCCGGTGTTGTTGAATTTATCGGGTCATTAGCTGGCCCTATGATTCCTCCGTTTGACGGCATAATACTACTCCTAACTTAATTCTTCGTAATTTATAGTTATAGTCGCATCACTGTTAGCACTAGCTCCTGCTTCGATATTATCACCTTCTTCTAAATAGATAGTTGTATCTGAATTAGAAGCAACAAGAGTTGCATCTGCAGGCACAGAAATTGTACTTGCAATTGCAATTGGTGATCCACCTGATTTCGTAATGAAAACAGATACATCTACTGCACTTGAACCATCGATATTAGCTATCATTATGTTGTTAACTTTAAATACTTTACCTGACGAACTTCCATTTGCAAGAATCTCAGTTGTTAAAGTTGTAGTCAAAGCTGCTTGAACAGATTTAGCTGTTATCGTTGCTACATTTACTAGATTTGGTGCTGCCATAATTTATTACTCCTTAATATTTTTACCCGAAAATCATTGCCATTGCAATAGCTTTTCCAGTAGTTGCTAATCCACTACCATTGGCTTGAACTTGACCTGTGCCTTTTGGTACTAAATTAATGTTTATATTACTGTCTCCTCCAGTAGCTGTAAAAGATGGCGCATTTCCAGCGGCTGCGTTAGCATAAGTAAGTTCATTAATTGCAGAACCAGTCGCAGTTAATAAAAATAACTCATTACCATTTGTATCTAAAATTGAAGTTCCAATTTTAGGAGAAGTCAGTGTTTTATTTGTTAGTGTTTGTGTGCCAGTAAGAGTTACATCACCTTCTCCTAGACCCGTGTCAAATACACCAGTATTTGTTGCAACACCATCCAAAAATATTATTTTAGTAGATTTATCATCAGCTGCAAAAGTTACAGTATCTCCAGAACCTGATGCTGCTTTTAATTGAACTGTGTTTGAACCTGTAGTTGCGTTATCTATAATATAGAAATTTTCTGTATTAACTGGAAAAGTTACAATTTGATTTCCAGATATTGAACCTGTTAATTTTATTACTCTGTTTTGAGCTTTACCTGTTAAAGCTCCATTATCTATATCTAATGCTGTTGTTTGTGCACCACCTGCAATAGATACTTCTAAGAATCCACCAAGTAATTGTTCAACAAGATTTAAATTTGCGTTTGTTTTATCACCCCATGTACCGGCATTTTCACCGGTTGCCATTAGTTCTAGGCCGAGATCTGAATATGATGATGCCATAATTTTTTTCTCCTATGCTATTTTTACTTAAGCTACATCTGTATATGATGTGTTTCCAGTAATGTCAACATCTGAATAACTTGTATTTCCAGTAATATTAACATTTCCATAACCTAAAGGTGCAACATTTCCTATTGCTGTTGTAGCCTCTAAACCGCTTAGTCCTACAATCATTGTTGTAGGAGTTATTGATCCTACAGCAGAAGTCATGGTTTGACCAGATAAAATATAAGCGACTTCTGTAACTACTGAACCAACACTACTTGTTGCTCCAAGACCGCTAAGATTAATTATTTGAGCGTCTGTGGTTGTTATTGCCCCAACGCTAGATGTTGCTTCAAGACCAGTTACACCTACTACATCAGCAGGTGATATAGCTCCAACTGCAGAAGTCATTGTTTGGCCAGCTAATCCAACAATTTCTTGTGTAGGAGTTATTGCTCCCACAGCAGAAGTTGCTAATTGTCCTGATAAAATTCCTGTAAAATCTATGATAGGAGTTATTGATCCTACACTTGAAGTTGCAGAAACTCCTGTTAGTCCCATGACATCTGCAACATTTAAAACAAAATCTCCACCCCAAGAAACACCAACATCTCCAGGGTCTGAAGAACTGCCCCAACCTTGAGCACCCCATGATGTATCTGGTAGTGCTGTTGTTGCTACTCCACTAGACTCAACGTCAACGGTAATTGTTAATCCTGATTGACCCCAGTTTTCAACACCCCATCCATCTTGACCCCAACCTACATTTATTTCCGTAGTTACAGTTGGAGTTCCGAGAGAAGAAGTTAAACCTGAAGGTGCTGTTAATATAACGGTAGGATCAAAACTTTCGCCCCAAGGTTCTTCACCCCAGACGTCACGACCCCAACCTTGTTCTGCAAAACCTACTAGTTCGCCTACAGATGCAGTTGCAGAAACTCCTGTTAGAGTAACAGCTAGTCCTGATTCGCCCCAATTTTCTACACCCCAAGTATCAGAGCCCCATCCTTTTTCAGGAAAAGCATCAACGTCGCCTACAGAACTTGTAGCGCTAAGTCCAGTTAAAGAAATTGTAACAGTATTAGATTGCCAAGAATTTTCTCCCCAGGCTACTGAAGGACTATCACCACCCCAAATAGATGCCATAAGGAGTCCCTCCTTATGCTATTCGAACTATAGCGGTTGTTGCTGCTTTTGCTGGGAATTGAATTGTAAATGTTCCAGAGGAAACTGTTTTATCTCCACCGAAAGCTACTGCACAAACTGCAGGATCACCTGTTGCAGAATCATTAAATATTAAACATCCGTTAGCTGTAAAAGATGCACTTGTAAAACTTACATCATCAAAGTCACAACAAGCTGTTGAAGAGTCTAACGAAGGAGTTACACTTGTTAAAGCAGCTCCCTTTGCAGTATACCCAGTTCCTGTAATCTCTTCAGTTGTTGTGTATGCAGTTGTGCCTGCACCTAAAGTTGCAGAGCTAGTGTATAATGCGATGTTAAAAGTGTTTCCAGTGCTAGCTGTAAAGTTGTGTACAGCTTTTAAAATTTCTACTTTGAAACTGTTACAAATTGCCGATGTTATTGCCATAGTTGTTCTCCTTTTACGGTGAAGGTGACTGTACTGGGATTCTTACTGTTCCGTCAGTATAATCATCTCTTCTACGTCTTCCAATTTGCATACCTGCAAACTTTTGTATCTCTTGTTTATATTTATTTTCATATAATGTCAACATCTCCATTGGGCCTTTTAGAAAGCCATAAGCCTCTGCTAGACAGCAATAAAGGAGGCCTTGTGGGAAATTAAGACTAATATAATTAGTATTATCGCCCTCTAATAAAACAGGGACTTTATTATAATATATTCTAAATTTATAGTTTGCATCTGGTGTTGGAGCTAGATACATTCCTCCTGAAGTAGTGTCAGATAAACCAGTAGCACCACCAAACATAGCGTAATATTTAGGAAAACCTGTGACAGAATTAGTGGTATCTGAAGGAGATTGTATTTCTCCAGATGGTCCAAATTTTCTATCCACAAATTCTGACAGATATGTTTGATCTTTTTTCTCTAACCATTTACCATTTCCCTCTGTATTGGCAGTAGATTCAAATACCTCAATACCTCTTACAAAAAGACATCCAGCAGGTGCATTAATTGTATTATCATTTGCAGCTAATGTACCCTCTTGAACAAATCTATCAGCATCGATCGGCACATCCATTGCAATTCTTTGTTGGGCATTTAAAATAATATTTTCTAAAACAGCGTCAGTTAATACACCGTCGTCTACTTCAGTGTAGCTTCTAATTTGTGTTTTTAATCCTGATGCACTTATTCCTGACATTATAAACTCTCTATATTTAAGGGGCTAACAACACAATTAAATCCTCCGCCTGTCTGCGTAGAAGTTGCAGCACTAGGTAAAGTGACTGTAAAACTATTTTTCTCTATAACCGTAGTGTTAGCATCGTTAACATAACTTGTTTCGATTAAAGAAGCAACTTTAAAAGACCCAAATATTTGCGCACCAGAACTATGTGATTTTGCTGTAGTTGATGGTGGTGTAAATCCTCTATAAGGAGCTGATGTGCCTCTAGTGCATCCAGTTAAATCATTGCTTGATCTACCTGTGTATTCTATTACTTCGTTTTCATATATGCCTGTTGTACTATCTACTTTTTCAATCATAATAAAACCAGAGGTAGGAAAGTTAGACCCGTCTGTTAATGTAATTGTAGTTGCACTATCTGTAATATCTCCATTCAAAGTTGTCTGTAATTGAAACTTTGCAATAGACACACCGCCTACAGGTTCTTTAACATCTGAAAATCTTAAAACATCATTAACCACAAGTTGACTATTTTCAAACTCAACAGTTAAGGTTGTGTTTGATGCAGTTGTAAATGGATTAAAAGGTAAAAAATCTTGTGTTGCAAATTCTGTTCTAGCAGGTCTTGCTCTTTGTAAAGCTTGTGGATCTGCCATTGTTGGCTTTGGTTCTAACTGTGGTTGTTTAGGTTCATATTCTGAAATGTGAACAAAAGCTCCATTCCATTCTCTAACCATTTCATTATATGGAAATGCTAAACCAGATCTATCCGAAATAGCTAGTGCGTATTTACCTTGAGAAAAAACAGCCATTAACTAATACCTGGGTAATATACTTTAGGTGAAATGTATGTAGAATTAGAAGAACCATCTTCGTCCTCTGCTCTTAATAATTCGTCCTCATACAATAATTTTAATTCTTGGACTCTTTGTGGAGCGTATTTAACTGCAAGATAATAAGATAAACCTGCAATCATACATGGTACAAATCTATATGGCACATCTGTTGCATTTGTATATGCACCCACATCATCTATTCTTTTTGTGTAATAAAAATTTATAAAGTCTCCAGCTTGTGAGCTACCTGGAGTTAAATATAAAGTCATAGTAACTTTATCAATAAATCTTTGAACCCAATATTGAGATGGTAATCCTTTGTCAGTTTTATTTGAAAACCCTTGATACTGTGATCTACTGAGTTTTGTCATTGGAGTATCTACGTTTGTTGAAGAATCTCTAAAATTAGCTTCTTGGATATCTGTCATTCCATTTGGAAATTGTGTTACCGTATCTGAAGTACTATGTGTTGCAGCCGTAGTTCCGTTAACACCTCTAGTGCATCCTGTTAAATTTAAACTAGAAATACCAGTGTAGGTAATTACTTCATTATTTATTTTAATTGTGCCACCAGTGGTAGGCATGCCTGTAACTGAAGCAACACCTATGGTTGTTACAGAAGTATTTATTCCTGCAGAAAGTGTAGTTGTAATACCGTCTGACAAACCATCAGACGGAGATCTAAAAAAGGTATAAACAGCTTGACCGTCAACTAATGTAACATTTTGATTTTTTACTTCCCAAAACTGTAAACCTCTATTGCCCCATTCAGAAAATAAAATATTTAAAGATCTCTTGGCAGTTTTTAATTGATACCCAGAAACCCCCTGCATTCCAATACGTTCGTATGCATCTTCAATTATTTCATCTATGCTAAGATTCTTATCAAAAACATAAGAACCCGAGGTAACATTAGCCACTCAGACCTCCTATCCAGCTGTTAAATTTGGACCAGAATATTTGTCTGTTAATAAAGTGTAAGCAGCAACATTTGTTTTAGTCTTACAAAAAATTCCTTTTGGAAATAAAATTCCATCTTCAGGAAAATTAAAATTAATTACATCACCTGTTGGGATATCTGCAAGAAATAAAGTTGTTCCTGAGTTTGACGTTGTTGTAAGTTCTAGAACACCTGCACCTCCACCATCAGAAGCAATAATTATACCTCTTAATCTTACTGGTGGTTCAATGATTGCCGTTGCACCTGCAGCAGCATCAGACCTAGTAGCTTGTATATCATTTTTAAACGACATTTGTTTCTCCTTAAAATTAGTATGTGGGGCCGAAGCCCCACACTAATTATTTATTATGCACTTACGCCTGTTCCAGCCACTCTAGATTGGAACGTATTAAAGTAGTCAACTACTAAATGATTAGCAACTGTTCCTTTATGTGCACACATGATATTCATTTCTAATGCAATATCATCCGGCACAGTCGTAGCCGCTTGAGTTCCTATTGGATTACCATTTAAATATAATTTAAATTGGTTCGCAGTAACTCCTATTTCACTTCCAGCTGGTTGATACTGGAATCCTAATCTAACTGAGTTAGCAGGAATTGCCTGTACTGTAGCTGTTTGTGTAGCGATAGTAGAATCTAACATAGTGAAAGTAGATCCACCAGCTGTGTCTAACATATCAAAAGATACACCTGCTCCATTTTTTCTAGAAATGAATTGTATTGTAGTTGTATCTTGTAAGTGTGAGAATCCAATACCATCAGTTGGTAAAGTGTCAGAATCTGCATAACCGTTTTGAGCAAATCCTACCCAAGTGTTTAACTCACTTACGTCAGTGATTGCTATGCTAGTTTCAAACCACCATTTTTGGTTTTGGTTGTATTGCCAAACTTCTGGTCCTGCAATACCTTGGATCTCACCAGCGGCAGGAGCATTATCTCCTTGTCTTAACCATCCACCAGCATATTCTGCTAGTTGAAAGTCAGATCCACCAGTTGATGTGACTGACCAGTCACTTGCGTTATAGATTTGAAAGTCGTTTTGATACGCTTGTTCTTGTTCGTATCCACCTGTTATTAATGGTTGTTTAATACCACTAAATACAGAAGAACCACCGTCTCGTCCTACTACGTTAGTTACTCCATTTTTAAAATGTGTTGTCATAATATCAGCGCCTCCTTTGCGCCAGTTATTTTCACTAAGAAGAAAATAACCAATTTATAACTTAGTTCTTAGTGTGTTTTTTATACAACACTTTTTAGTAGAGCGCAAGGTAGCCTGTAATGTGAATTGAATTTATTCAACGATGTAGCTTTTTATTAAGTAGCTACTGAAACTTGTGGGGCTGCTTCATCCACCTTATTTTGCAGATGTGCTTTTTTAGCTTCTGCAAGTTTTATATGGCTAATTACTTCTCTGACTTTTCTGTCAATCTTAACCATATTGAGAGTAT